GCTGGAGAGTCTCTAAACAAAGGTCAAGCTGTTGACCTTCTCTTGAACACCAACGCCCCTGAAGAGGCAAGCGAAGATGCTCAAGAGCCTGTAGCTGAAGTTGAAGAGGTTGTTGAAGCCGATGAGATGGAAGCAACATCTGAAGATGAATTTGAGGTAGAGGACGCTGAAGAGCTACCCGAAGCCGACGAGGAATATGAAGATGATGATGAAGAGTACGATGTTGACGTATCTGAGATTGAAGAAGTCGAAGACGAAATAGAGTACTACACCGTGAAGATTGATGGTGAAGAGAAGAGCGTCACTGCTGACGAACTTGTCAAATCTTATCAGTTGGAACAAGCTGCACAGAAGCGGATGCAAGAAGCTGCTGAGATTCGCAAGAACTCAGAAACTGAAGTAGCCGCCCTAGCGCAGCAGCGAGAGCAATATGCTCAAGCTCTGCAATCGCTAGAAGCCCAGCTCAACACTGCTGAGGAAAAACCCCAAGAGTATTGGGACAATCTCTACAGTGAAGACCCGATGGAGTATATGCGCCAACGTGAAGCCTATCGTGACCGCAAGGATGCGATGGAAAAAGTAAAAGCCGAACAGCAGCGTGTACAACAAGAGCAGCAGCAGGACTTGGTGAAACAACACCAAGAAAACTTGGCAAAAGAACAAGAGAAACTTCTTGAGGCGTTGCCAGAGTGGAAAGACCCTGATGTTGCAATGAAAGAAAAACAGGCAATTATTTCGTATGCCCAACGTCATTTGGGTTTTTCGGAAGATGAACTTGCCGCTACATCGGACAGCCGAGCTGTATTAGCCCTTCGCAAGGCTTATCTTTATGATGAGTTAATGGCGCAAAAGCCAGTAGCACAAAAGAAAGTAAAGAAAGCCCCGAAGGTAACTAAATCAGGCAAACCAGCGACCAAAGCTCAAGCTAATGCAAACCGCAAAAAACAGGCACTTGAACGCCTAAATAAAACTGGCAGCAAAGATGCTGCTGTGGATGTACTACTAGAGAGAATGAGGTCCTAAAATGGCTCAATTTACTACTGCCAACGCTGTTGGTGAACGGGAAGACCTGAGTGATGTAATCACTCGCATCGACCCTGATGAAACCCCCGTATTTTCTGCTCTTAAAAAAGAGACAGGAAACGGTGTATTTGTCGAATGGCAAGTACAAGAACTGGCTGCTGCTGTAGCAACCAACTACCAGAACGAAGGTGCTGACGCTGCATATGCAACGCCGACTGCCACCAGCCGTCTGGGCAACTACATGCAAATCTCACAAAAAGATGCTCAAGTTTCAGGCACTCTGGACGCTGTTGATAAAGCAGGCCGTGACCGTGAAACTGCCTATCAGAAAGTTCTGAAAGGTCTTGAGCTTCGCCGTGACATTGAAAAGTACTTGCACTCTGATACTGCACGTTCTGCTTCTGACCCGCGTAAAGCTGGTACGTTGTCAAGCTGGATTACCAACGTAGATGATGCTTCTGGCACTTCTGCTGCTACTGGTGACGGCACGGATGTTCCTGATATGTCAGGCACGAACCGCGCTATGACTCTGGCTCAAATCGACAATGCTATGCAAGCTGCTTACACCGATGGTGGTCAGCCGAACATGCTGGTTGTTTCTCCGTCTAAGAAAGCCGCTTTCAGCGACTTGAACAGCGGTTCAGTTGCAACCAACCAAATCAACTACACTGCTCCTCGTGAAGCAGCTATCGTTGGTTCGGTTTCGCTGTATCTCAGCGACTTTGGTCAGCTTGACGTTGTAATCGACCGTTTTGCTTCGGATGACCGTGTGTACTTGTTGGATAGCGATTATGCTTCTATCTGCACACTGCCGAATCGTAACTTTGCGGTTCAGGACTTGGCGAAAACTGGTGACTCTGAGAAGTTCCAGATTATCACTGAGTTCACGCTGAAAGTTTCAGCACCGAAAGCCCACGCGGCTGTTTACGACCTGTCGTAAGTGTTAGGGGGTAGCTTCGGCTACCCCCGTTCACTTTAGGGGAGAAAGATGAAAAAACGACTTGTACAAAAAGATGCGGTTACGGGTAAGGAAACGTGGGCGCATTTTGACGAAGACGGTAAAATAATTTTTGAGAGTAGCCAGAATGTTGACGCTATTCTTTCTAACAACCGCGATGAACGCAATGAATACCGTTCTGGTAGCTTGCAAGGTAACACACAGCGACATCAACAGAAGGTTGCGGAAATACCCACAGCATTGTATCATCAGCTAATCCAAGAGCTGGGACAGCCCAAAGATAACCCTAAAGGCTGGAAGAAATGGCTCAATGACTATGATAACAGGTTCTTTAGAACGAGTGGCGGTAGAGTATAATGGCTATCACAAATTATTCCGAGCTGAAGACATCCATTGCCAATTTTTTGGCTCGAGATGATTTGACGACACAAATTCCTGATTTTATTTCTATTGCTGAATCTCGCATGTCTCGTGAGATACAAGCTAGAGGTCAAGAAAAAAGAGCAACAGCTACACTTGTAGCGGATGATGCCTTTGTATCACTTCCCACTGATTTACGTTCTATTCGCCTTGTAAAGCTCAATAGCTCACCGACAGAAGTTCTTGAGTATTACACACCAACAAAACTAAATGAGTTGTATGCTAGTGGCAAAACTGGCAAGCCTCGCGCATACACAATTATTGGTGGTGAGATTAAGTTTGCGCCAACACCAGATACGGGCTACACGGCAGAAATTATATATATGGAAGGCATACCAGACCTGTCTGATAGCAATGCCGTAAACATAATTTTGACAAGGCATCCAGACGCCTATCTATATGGTGCTTTGGCAGCGGCTAGTGTATATTTAATGGACGACCAGAAGACTACTGTGTATGAGCAGTTGTTTACACGGGCTATAGATGAAATTAAAAGAGAAGAAGAGAGAGGCAAGCAAGCAGGCTCTGCTCTTCATATGAAATCTGATTACGGAGAACTGACATGAGCGCAATGAGTGATTATCTTGAGAACAAGTTTCTCGACCACTTTCTTGGCACGTCAAGCACTGCTTCGCCGTCTACTATTTATGTTGGCTTACACACTGCTGACCCGACTGATGCTGGCACGGGTGCAGAGGTAAGCGGCAACGGTTATGCGCGTCAAAGCATTGCATTTAGTGCTTCCTCGAGTGGCACTACTTCTAATAGTGCTGCCGTTGAGTTTCCTGCTGCCTCTGGTGGTAACTGGGGAACTATTACACATATTGGTATTTATGATGCACTTACGAGTGGCAATCTATTGTTTCACTCATCTTTGACTGTATCTAAAACAATCTCAGACGGTGACATCTTTAAGATTGCTGCATCGGGTATTGATATTACGGCAGCTTAGTCATGGCCGATATTGTTGGGCCAAATTTAGAGCAACTTGATAGCTGGGGTCATTTAGAACAAATCCCCAACCAGCCTCTTGATGCTGCCTTTTGGAACACGATTGCCTTGCGCGAAGGTGAGGCGACACCTTCTGTTTCTGCAAGTGTATCTTCTTCTGCGATAAGAATACAATTTGGTGCTTCTGCGCCGTCTGTATCTACCTCTGTTTCATCTCAGGGCATACGCATACAGTTTGGCGAAGGCTCTGCATCTACATCTGTAACGATTACCTCAGAGGGTATTCGTATTCAGCTTGGCGCATCTTTGGTGGTCGGCCCTGCCACAATGACGGCAGTAGGCGGACTTCTTATTACTGGGTCTGCCACACCAGCAACGCAAGCTCTTATGGAGTCCATTGCAAATGCTGAGTTTGTAGGTGCATCGTCTCTATCTGCTATTGTTACATTTACAGAAACAGATGTAGAGATTTTAGGAGAGGATTGGTCTATAGTAGAAGAGGGTAACGAAACTTGGTCTGTTACTCCAGAAGGTTCTGAGGTATGGTCTGTTGTTACAGAAGGCTCAGAAACTTGGGCAGAGGTTTCACGTGGAACAGAAACTTGGACGGTTCAGTCAGAGGGTTCTGAGAGTTGGAATAGACAATGATTAAACTTGGACAATTTTTACCAGACCAGCCACCGTATCAAAGTGCTGGCGCAACCGTTGCGACAAACGTAGTTCCTGCTGCAAATGGTTACACAAGCCTTCCAGATGTGCTGCCCTTTTCTGGTGCAGCAAATAAATTTATTCGTGGTATGTTTGCAGCAAAAGATGACTCTGCGTCATCTGCTATTTATGTCGGAGATGAAAACTCTCTTTATAAGTTTGATGCTACAAACTCTAACCTTGTAGATATTTCTAAAACATCAAATGCCTCATACACAACTGGTGATGGATATGTTTGGCGTTTTGTTCAGTTTGGTGAAGCTGTACTTGCTACAAACTATAGCAATCCAATCCAGACGCTTACAGCAGCAGGTGGCGGTAGATTTGCCGACCTAGGTGGCTCTCCGCCAAAAGCAAAATTTATGGCTGTTGTGCGTGACTTTGTAATGTGTGGCTACACAAATGATACGACAGATGGCGAGAAGCCATATCGTGTGCGATGGTCTGGTATTGGTGATTATGACAGCTGGGCCGTAGACCCTAATACGCAGGCTGACTTTCAAGACATTGCTGACATGGGGGCTGTTACTGGACTTGTCGGCGGTGAGTATGCAACTATTTTAATGGAGAAAGGTATTGTACGAGCGCAATATGTTGGCAATCCGCTTGTGTTTGAATTTGATAAGGTTCAGCTACAGCGTGGCTGTAAGATTTCTGGCTCGGTTGCCTCTATTGGTCGCAATGTATTTTATCTTTCTGACGATGGCTTTTATTTATTTGATGGTCAGTCTTCCAAGCCTATTGGCGCAGAAAAGGTAAACAGATATTTTTTGAAGAGGTTTCAGTCAAATAACTCTGCCCGTATGAGTTCTATCGTTGACCCCTCTCGTCAGATTGTTGTCTGGTCTTATCCTAGCGTTGATTCTGGGGATGGCTCGCCAGATGAGTTGATTATCTATAACTATGCAACTGATAGTTGGAGTACTGCGAATATTGGTTTGGATGCTATGGCTCCCCTATTTAGTGCTGGCTACACTCTTGAGAATCTCGTTAATATTTCTAGTAATTTGGATACTCTCCCTAGTTCACTTGACTCATCAGTTTACAAAGGCGGAGAGTTTTTCTTTGCTGGTGCAAAGGATAAAAAGATTCAAACATTTACTGGAGATAACCTTGATGCAGTTGTTGAGACTGGTGAGTTTGACTTGCAGGCTGGTCGTAGTTCCCTTGTTAATAATATTATTCCGTATGTTGAAAACAGCAGCGGTGCAACTGCTACGATTACTGCACAAGTTGCTTCTCGTGACTCTAACAATGCTGAAGTCAGCTTTGGTACAGCTTCGACGGTAAATAGTGACAACTTCTGTCCTGTACGTTCTTCTGGTCGCTTTCATCGTGTGCGCTTAAACTTGAGTGGCAACTGGACAAATGTGCAGGGTATTGATGTTGATGGGCAGATTAGAGGTCGCAGATAATGGCTAATCAGTTCCGTAATCTTCCAAAAGAAGGTGGTTCACCACGTCAGATTTCTGAGGTGGTAAACAACATTATGGAAGGTAAGATTAACTCTACAGGTGAGTTTACGATTAGCTCTGGAACTACAGAATTGACAGTTAATGACCGAAGAGCCAGCGTAAATAGCATAATATTATTAGTTGCTCTTGGCGGTAACGGAAGCCACAATCATCCATGGATTAAAAGCCGCAGCAATGGCAGCTTTGTTGTTGGCTCTGGGAACAACGGACACGACCATGATTTTGGTTACGTTATTATAGGCTAATGATTTACAGGGGAGACAGTAAGGATTGGAATAAGGTTAAGGGGTATTTGTCTGATGCCTTAGAGTATGGCGATGGTATGTCCGATATAAACGATGTTAGGGATTCATTGGCTAAAAATCAGGCAGACTTATGGGTTGGTGAAAAAAGCGCAATAGTTACTCAGGTAATGGAAACACATAAGGCAAAAGCTCTTCTTTATTATCTTGCTGGTGGAGATTTGAAGGAATTAATTAAGATGACAGAACATATAGAAAACTTGGCAAAAGATATGGGCTGTAGTAAGGTGTTAATAAATGGACGCGCTGGCTGGGGCAAGGCTCTAGGCGGTTACAAAGAGCGTACCAGAGTTTTTGAGAAGGAACTTTAAGATGGCATCAGCAATTCCATCACTTATTTCAGCAGCAGCGCCAGCTGTAGTTGGTGGTTTACTTGGGGGCGACAGCAAAGGCCCAAGCGTAAGTCAGGCAACAAGAACGGTTGGGCCTCCTGAGTATGTACGGCCTATGTATGAGCAGGCAGCTGGCGAAGCTCAACGCTTATTTGAGGCAGACCAGCTTGGTCAATATCAGCAATTATCTCCAGTAGAACTTGAGGCAATTCAAAAAGGCCTTGGGATGGCTCAGGCTGGAGCGCCTTTGGTTTCTGAGTCTCAGGCTGCTGCGGCACAGCTTCTTGCTGGGGGTGGTGCATTTCTTTCTCCCGCACAAGAAATGTTCCAAAGCCTAGCCGCTGCCCCTGATACAACTTCTACAGAGGCATTTCGTGGTGCTTTAGAAAGTGCAATATCTCCTGCTGTGCAGCGCTCTACATCACAATTTGCTGGTGGTGGTCGTCTGGGCAGTGGGTTGTTTGGTGAATCTCTTGGTCGCGGTATTGCAACGGGTGCTGCTCCTACCATTCTTGCGGCACAGCAAGCAGACTTTGACCGTCGTATGCGTGCTGCAACTGGGCTTGCTGACCTCGGCAGGGCAGGTATTTCGGCTGTTGGTGCTGGTCTTCAGGCAGCTCCCGCTATTGGAGCGCTTGGCTTTGAGGATATTCAGCGTCAGTTGCAACTTGGTGGCTTGCTTTCACAAGAAGACTTCATGAAACGTCAGAGAGAGTCTCGTGCTTTGCGCGAATACATAGACTTGATTAGTGGAGCTACCGCAGGTAAGGAAACGGTTGCTCCTCTTTATAGTCAACCAGAATATAGCGCTGGCGATATTGCTCGTGGAGCTATTGGCGGTCGCCTTATAGAGGCTGGTGCATCTCGTTTGGGAGATTTTCTTGGGGGAATAGGAAATTAAATTATGGCTGAACAAAGAAATATTCAATTAGCCCGCCCAACAACTCTCGGTGATTTACTTATGTCTTCGTTTCGAGGAACTGGTGAGGTTGCTCAGGCAGGTGGCGGTATTCCGTTGCAAGACTATCTTTTTCGTCTTGCTGGCCCTAAAACAATGGATGCAATTAACGTTCGTCGCACATCAACGCCAGTTACTACTATAGTTGCTCCATCACCAGCTGGTTTGCTTAGTGACGAAATGCTTTCCACTCAAGCGCCAGATGGCTTTTCTGGTGTAGCGCCTGCACCTCCAACTGTTGAGATGACCTCACCTGAATTTATTCCAGCCCCTATGCCTAGGCCAGAGTATGCGCCAACGTCTGATGGCCTTTTAGGGACGATTGGTGGGGCTATATCCCGTGGTGTTGGCTTATTGGGTGAGTCTCTTCGTGAGCCTCTTGCTGCTGGCATCTCTGATATTCCTGAAGCTATGCAGGCCTATGAGCTAATGAGGTCGCAAGGCCCCATGATGGCACTTGACCCTGCTGAGTTATCTTCTGTCACACCAGCCAGTGCCATTGCCATGCTTCCGCAGATTAGAGCAAAACGTGAAGCGGAAGCCGCAAAATTAAAAGCTGAATTGCAAAAAACAGCTCCCAAAGAAGATGGAAAAGTAGACGAACGAAGTAGGCGTAAGGCATTTGGTGTTGTATCAAGTATTGATGACGCCCTTTCCATTCTTCAAGAACATGGTAATTTTGCCGCTGGTTTTGGTAGTGTTATGAAATATATACCCACGACACCAGCCAATCTTTTAGATAAGAGCCTTGATACAATTAAAGCTCAAATTGGTTTTGCCGAACTTCAGGCTATGCGTGATGCCTCCAAAACAGGCGGAGCGCTTGGTCAGGTTACTGAGCGTGAATTGCAGCTTTTGCAAAGAACTATTGCCGCTATTGAGCCAGACCTTTCTGCCACTGATTTGCGTAGAAACTTGAACAAGGTCAGGGAAGTTATGTTAGCTATTGCTCACGGAACGCAAGACCCGAGGACGGGTGAAATTAAAAGTATCGTTGACGACGGATTTAATATTTCACCCCAAATCAAAACATACAATCCTGAAACTGATGAGATTGAATAGTGCCTGTCATCAATACACCAGAAGGGCCAGTTAATTTCCCAGACTCGATGTCTGATGATGAGATTAAAGCGGTTTTGCGAAAAAAATTTGCGCCTGAAAAAAGTGCGACAAGTGGCGCTGATATTGCACGAGCGGCAGCTCAAGGCTTGACATTTGGTTTTGCTGACGAGATTGAGGCTGGCCTTCGCTCTTTAGTCGGCCCTGAAAGCTATGAAGAAGAGCTGAAAGATGTTCGCAGTGAAGTAAAGCGTTTTCGTGAAAAAGCTCCTCTTGCCGCATTTGCGACTGAAGTCGTTGGCTCTCTGCCTACAGCGTTACTTGGTGGTGCTGGTATTGCTCGCGCTGCTGGTCAGCTTGCTGGTCGCGCGCCTGCTGTTGCTCGTGTGTTGCAAGCTCCTGTGGGTGCTGCCGCTGCCGAGGGTGTTCTTGGTGGTGCTATATATGGCTCTGGTGCCGCTGAGGAAGACCGCTTGGCTGGCGCACAGACTGGTGCTGTCCTTGGCGGCCTGTTGGGTGGTGGCACTGCCGCTGCATTGCCGAGGGTAACCCAAGCTGCTCGTGAGATGATTCGCCGTGATGTTCCGTTGACTGCTGGTCAGGCTCTTGGCGGCGCGCCGCGTTTGGTGGAAGAGGCTATTGCAGTTTTACCGTTTGCAGGACGTGCTGTTGAAAAAGCTCGTGGTCGCTCAATTTCTCAATACAGCCGAATTGCTACAGAAGATGCACTTGCTCCAGTTGGGCTTGAGCTTCCTAAGGGCGTAACTGGCTCGGAGGCTATTGATGCTGGGTTCAAGAAAATGAATCAAGTTTATACTGACCTCGCGCCACAGCTAAAAATTAAGGATGCTAAGTCTTTGAGGCAGGTTGTTAAGGACACTATTGAGGATGCTGGAATTGGCCAGTCATTTGTATTAGGAGATGCTGCTGAACGCGCTTTGGCTCAGAACATAAAAAATATAACTAAAAAACTTGGTAACAAAAAACAGCTATCTGGTGAGATGTATCATTCTTTAGACAAGATGATTGGCGCAAATGCAGCAAAGCTAAATAAACCTCAAGCGCAGCCAGACGCACAGGAGGTTGGTCGTATTTTGCGTAATATCCAGCTCGCCATGAGGGATGAGCTTCGCAAGCAAAACAAGACTGGTGGCGCAGCTTTGGATGCAGCTAATAAAGCTTACTCTAATCTTATCAATGTTGAGAGAGCTGCTTATGCTGCGGTGCGTGAGGGTGGCGAGTTTACTCCATCACAGCTTTTGTCTAAAATGGCGCAGCAACAGAAACGCAAGGCTGCTAGGGGTCAAGTTGAGGGACAGGAAGCTGTTTTAGCAGCTCAGGATATTCTTGGTAGAACAGCCACAGGCGTTTCTCGTCCAATTCTTGAGGCGCGTCCGTTTATGAGCCTTGCTAGCGCGGCTGGTGGCGCTGCTGCACCAGCGGCAATTCTCCCTGCGGCTGCTGGTCTTGGCGCTGTTTCTGGTGCATACTCACGTTTAGGCACTCCCGTTGTCCGCGAGGTTTTAGGTGGGCTAGGCTCTGCTTCACAGGCAATTCGTCCGACTACAGTTGGGCTTTTGACTCCGACTTTCCTAGAGGAATAAAACTATGGCTAAGAATAGTATTAGAGATTATGCAAACACTGCCGCATCGAATACGGATGTGCAGTCAGTAAACATTGATGAGGGTTGCAGCCCTGCTGGCATTAACAACGCCATCCGCGAGGTTATGGCTGACTTAGCCGATGTAAGTGACGGCACGGTAGCCTTGGAAAGCCCATCCGCTGACTCCCTGTCAACTGACACTATTAATGAGAAGACATCCGCAACTGGTGTGACCGTTGATGGTGTGTTGTTGAAAGATAGTCAGGTAACAACAGACACAATAAATGAAAAGACTGCCGACACTGGCGTTACTGTTGATGGCGTGTTGCTGAAAGATAGCAAGCTAGATGGTAGCTACATCACAGACGGAACTATTGATGCCGATTCTCTTGCAAACGACGCAGTTACAACTGACAAGATTTTGAATGATGCTGTTACTAGCGACAAGTACTCTGCTGCTATTGCATCTCAAGTTGAAGCTGAAGCTGGCACTGATAACACAAAGATTATGACTCCCCAGCGTACTAAGCAAGCTATTGACAATGCCGCTCAGTCAACAGCCTTTGATGCCGTGGGAACTTATGCTTTTCTTATGAAGATTACCGATGGTAACATTACTGCTGGCGGCACTTATAGCGGCAGTGATTTGCGACCAGCATCGTTTGGTCGTAACTCTTGGGATGGCGCTACTGTTCAGAATATTGTTGGTGATTATGTATCTGGAACATCTATGACTGGTACATGGAGAGCAATGGGTGGAAGCGACAGTTTTGCTTCGGCTACTGACAAGGCTACTTTGTTTGTCAAAATCTCTTCTTAATTTGTTGGAGGATTAAATGACCAAATCTAGCGTCACCGATTACGATAACACAGCCGCCAACAATACAGATATTCAAGACGTACCTCTTGGCGAAAATCAAATGTATCCATCTCATGTGAACAATGCGTTCCGTGAGTTAATGGCTGATATTGCTGACATTAATGATGGCACAGTTACCCTGACCAGCCCCTCTTTTGCTGCTGCTAGTCTGACGGGCAACCTGTCATTTGGCGACAACGACAAAGCCCTCTTTGGTGCTGGCAATGACTTGCAGATTTATCATAACGGCACTGATAGTTACATTTATGATGGTGGCACAGGTGACTTAAACATTCGCGGTCAGTCAAAAGTTCGGTTGAGCAACGCT